TAAAAACAACGAACTTTTTTAGCGCCCTGCAGAAAATAACCAGTCCCACCCGGACACGGGTCTCCGCGAGGGTTCCCGCTTCCATCCCCGTCTTTTTTCGTTCCTATGATGGTCGTGTCCGGAGCCGAAATTCCTTGTTTGGGAAGCACTATTTCACTAGCTCCATGACCGCCACCTTTTATACCCATTGTTGGTATGTCGTACGTTATTTCATTTCCAGTTTTGTTTCGTACCTTATGAACCGAAAACCCCCATAAATTATCATTCCATCCACAACACAACTGTTTTCTTCCGGATACAGCCAGTGCATAGGGGAGCGGCCCGCTCGAACCCATTGGGTATTTATATGCATTCTCTCTATAATGACCCGCCCACACAGTTGTTTCTGGACAATCTTTAACGTCGTAAGCTGATATACCACTCCAGTGTACACATATATTACAATCTTTCATGCATCTAGTAGCATCACCGGGCCACTCACTTCCTGCATTTTCACTGACACCGTGATTTGGGCCATGATGGTGGTGTTTCCATGCACGAACTCTACACCCGGATGTAGCATTTGGACAACCCATTCTTATCTTTACCACAGAAAAAAAGGTCCTGAGGGAGAGTTAAGGATTATTGTCGACTAAGATTGGGAAGGTCCCGTTTGGGACAATCACCGAACGATTCCGGGGAACACGTCTCGAAAGGATTCGAGGCTGGACGTGGAGTATTGCGCGTTTTATTCCATTCAGTATCGAGTACAAGATTCGTATATAATTCGCTCTTCTTTAATATGAAAAATACAGCCACGAGAGCTAAAAGTGATATAAAGAACCTATTCATTTTATTAAGAGACAAGATTAAAATATGGTACGCGCGGTTTTAATAAATGAGAGAAGGGGGGATATACGAAACATTAACGTGGACATGGACCCTGAAAAAAATGAAATTTATAAAATTTTAAGAGGACGTGCGACATTTATAGGACAATGGCCTGAACTAAATGTCGTCATACTTAAATGCGATACATCGTTATTTGAATTGAATATAAACAATAATAAACTTCCTCGACCGTTCACAAATATACCGTGCATCCGCGGGAAAATCTTGTTAATACGAATGGATGACGATGCCGAACCTCGCGATTTTACCGTATCCGAATATAAACAATTAGTAACTAACGCGTCCCCGCAAACCCGACTCTATACATCCTCACTCGTTCGATGAAGGTGGAATAAATGCAGTTCCTCGCAAAACAGCTTGTGTATACTTCATGGCCAATCCAAAATGAATTTCTGCCCAATTTAATGGATTCTTCTCGGACGCATTAAATGGGTTATCATTCACGATTTTCATAAAATCAACTTTACCCGAGTGGGCGCGCACCATCGCATCATCGACACGTTTAAGCCACATGACGTGGGAAACATTGGTAGTATCGAAGGATTTAACAAAAGACATTTCTATATACATAGATATTATACAGTCTTTAACCTATAATCCAATCTATTTATAAACATAACGTCATCGACGTACCCATCGACCTCCTGTCCCCTCATACCCACGTTAAGAAAATTACCCCGTTCATAATCAAAATTATGACAATAAAAGAACGAAATACCCATATTTGCGGACATGGTATCTAACTCTTCTCGAGTCTTTTCTGATATTTCGAGATATCCGCGCACTTGATCAGGGGTTTGAGTTCTAGAACGCCTATGATTATACTCTATTTTAGTTATGGGTGTTGTTAAATTCATAACAGGCCATTCACCAACTTCCGCCCTGTATTCTGATAAATATGAAACACATTCTTCGGCAGCGTGTTTAGATTTAAAACATATATACCTTGATTTGTTATTCGGATCTATTATGGTAGGAAATCCGCCTCCTTTTAGTGTTATAAAATGAAACTCCATATTATCTTACATTATAACAAGAAAAAACCTTAAGTAATTATATGAATAGTATTATCCCTAAAACCCCGGGTCAGAGTCGTTATATGTCTGTACTACAATCAGATAAGCCCATAATAATAGCGACCGGGCCAGCTGGTTCGGGTAAAACTATGTTCGCGTGTCAAGTCGCATCAGAAAAGATAAAGACGCGGGAATATTCGAAGTTAATACTCACGCGTCCCATAGTAGCCGCCGACGAAGATATGGGATATCTTCCCGGGGAAGTAGAGCGTAAGATGGAACCGTGGACAAAACCCATGATCGAAATTTTCGAAAAATATCTTACGCGAGGTGAAATGAACGCGCGCGTCTCCATAGAACCACTGGGTTTTATGCGTGGTAGAACATTCGATAATTCCTATATCATAGCAGATGAAATGCAAAATAGTACAGTTAATCAGATGAAAATGCTATTAACGCGCATAGGTGAAAATACAAAAATAATCGTCACGGGTGATGTTGAACAGAGTGATTTGGGATTAGAGGATAACGGTCTATACGACCTCTTGCATAGAATTGGCGACGATGAATTGGAGTATTCAGAACGCGTAAAAATGACAAATGATGATATTGTTAGACATCCAGCCATAAACGAATTGCTTGAATATTATTAAATACATAAAAAAGTGTGAGAATACTTCCTAAGTCGACGCGTGTATTTACATAAATCACATTCACATGGAACTCCAACGTGCTATCATAAACGGCGACCTTGATGGGCTTCGAAAGCTTGAACACCAAATCGTCGAACACGCGAATCACGTGTTCGAAGATGCTGGAAACGGAAATGACAATTACGAAAACTTTAGCATTTATTGGATCACCGCCCACAAAGACAAACCACTCGCGCTCGAGATGTTGATGGTGTTTATCAACACGTGTCAAACTGCATTCGGCGACTACTTTATGGAATACATGGACGCGATGACGTACCCGGGCTTGGTCGGTGCGGTGTGTAGCGGAAACCAACCTATCATAGATATATTGAAAACGTACATCGATGAAGATAGTTTTATGGATATTATTAGTACATTCAGCTAGTCGCGTGTTTAATTAATCTCTTCTAATGTATTATGCCTTAACTCTCGAATTCTCTGCTTGAATTGTACTAACTTCACCTCTATGTCCTTTTTCTGGAGTAAATATATATCGAGCCATTTCTTATTCTGTTTCACGGCGGCTGTATTTTTTATTAGCCACTCTGTTATATCGAGTAGTCCCTTTTCACAAGACTCGTATTCGTATAACAATTTAGAGTCTACGCGGCGTTTATTATGAAGTGTCTTAATCTCATCTAGATCCGATAAGAGTTCCATTTCATCACCACGAGCATTAGACATAAACTCTAGTTCTGATGCGAACATGATATATTATAATATACGAATATAATAAAATATTCGTATAATTTAACATGCCCGAAGCGTCTAAGAAAAAAGTAGCGTGGTCAAACCACATAAATGTCCGTTATTACGCAAAATCTCCTAAACACATGACTCCAAAAAAGTTCGTAGAACTCGTAAACCAGAACGCTAAATTACGGTATGAAAATTCCGCACTCAAAAGGCTCGTGAGAATACAAAAATTAAGAGAGCAAAAGAGAAAACTGGAAAACAAACAGCTCCGATCAAAATTCAAAAAGAATGTAAGATAAACATAAAGAAATTAAATTAAATATACATATACATGAAAACAATACTCAGTGTAACGAGTATTCCAACTCGGTTTGATAAATTACCTGAATACATAGAATCTCTCAAAAAAGTACGTGGATGGGATGAAATATGGGTAAATATACCCAGAACATATACTCGTTTTCCCAAATGGAGTGGAGATTTTCCACATACATCTTTTGGGGACGGCGTGGTTATCAATCTAGGGTGTAAAGATCTTGGACCGGGTACGTCCGCATTTGAGCCCCTCGGTAAAACAGATGCGGATATTCTCGTCGTCGTAAACGATGACACTCTATACCCATCTAATATGATCGAAAATCTCCTGAAATGGTTCTTTGCGTATGAAGAAGAAAGTGTTTGGGGTCTATCGGGGTTTAGTTTTGATACATATTTCAAGGGTCATTACCCGAGATCACACGGCACACCCGTAGATGTACTTGAAGCGTATGGTTCCTGTATGTATAAAACCGAATGGCTTCGTATGATTTCAGCGGAATTCGAAGACTTGTCCGAAATAACTTGGAATGATGATATGTTAATTTCAAACTTATTAGAAAAACATGACATAAAACGAAAAACTGTATACACGGAAGAGTGTCATTTAGGACATTTAAAACAACTCGAATACGGGTTCGCGCGAGACGCGCTTCACTATCTCGCTGCGAAGGATTCTGGAACGAGTGAGTCGTCTCACACAGAAAATAATAAAAAAATTCTTCGAAATCTTTCTGCGATCGGTAAGAATTACTTCAAATACAAACCATCAGCTTAAAAACAAACCATCCATATACTATATGAAATTATCATACGCTATATGTGTGTGCAACGAATCTCGAGAATTAGATGAATTAATCCTATTTCTAAAAACCGTAAAAGATGAAGAAGATGAAATTGTTATTCTCATCGATTCCGGAAAAGTGACGGATAGTGTAAGAAATGTCTTGTCCAAATATAAAAATATACTTGTATCGGAGCGAAAATTTACGGGTAATTTTGCGGAACATAGAAATTATCATCAGGCATTGTGTTCGGGTGATTATATATTCGCAATAGATGCCGATGAAATGCCTCGAGAAGAATTTATCAGAAAACTAAAAGACACTATTACTACGTCCAATATGGATCTTCTATATGTTCCAAGAATCAACATCATCCCCGGATATACAAAAGAATGGTTATCAAAATACGAATTCAAAATAAATGAAAATGGGTGGATTAATTGGCCAGATTATCAAGGAAGAGTATACAAAAACAACGGAATTATAAAATGGACCAAGGGATTACACGAAACCGTTGATGGAGCAACCCGTGTCGGGATGTTCCCCGATGAACCGAACCACGCGTTATGGCATATCAAAAATATACAAAGACAGGAAGACCAAGATACATTTTATAAGAGTTTAAAGTAATAATTATATATATTGTATAATGTGGTGGTCTTTAATGGGAAACGCTATCACGGATTCCGATAAGCTAAAACTTATCGAATTCATCGCATCTACCGATATGTATACGTGTGGGAAAAAGGTAAAGGAATTTGAAGATAAATGGAGTGAATGGCTCCGATGTAAACACTCTCTTTTCGTAACGTCTGGAAGTACCGCGAATTTACTTCTTTTATCTGCCATTAAAGAATTATATAAAATACCGGGTGGATCTAAGGTTCTGGTACCGGCGTGTACGTGGGTAACGAATGTATCACCTGTGTTCCAAGTCGGTCTCGAACCAGTTTTTTGTGACATTGATCTAGATACGTATAGTTTTGATTTGAATTCTCTACCAGATCCTAAAGATATACGTATAGTATTTATCACACACCTTCTAGGCATAAACGCGCCCGTCGAAGAATTAAAAGTAAAATATCCAAATGCGATTTTCATTGAAGATATATGTGAATCTCACGGTGTCGTAGATAAAAATGGGCGCAGACGCGGCTATGGTACGGGTTCCACGTTTAGTTTTTATTATGGGCATCACATGACCACCATCGAGGGTGGTATGATTTCAACCGATAATTCTGAGCTCTACCAACTCATGAAACTAAAACGAAGTCACGGAATGGCGAGACACCTTTTACCAGAAAACTACGAAAAAACGATCGCGCGGTACCCAAACATAGACCCTAAGTTTTTATTTCTCACGGATGGATATAATTTTAGAAATACAGAACTCAATGCCGTTATAGGTATAGAACAGCTTAAAAGATTGGACGAAAGCATCAAGATTCGACGAAGAAATTACGATAGGTATATGATCCGTATGTTGAAAAATGAAGATAAATTCTACATTCCAGCGTATGATGAAAATAATAGTTCGTTTTGTTTACCGTTTATATGTAAAAAAGCGGAAGATCGAAAAAAGCTCGTCACTTTATTTGATGATCTCGGTATAGAATATCGTCCCATAGTTGCGGGAAATCTACTCATACACCCATTCTTGTCTAAATGGAAGGATACTATAAAAACACCAAACGCGGATCTGCTCAATAATAACGGAGTATACATCGGGAATAGCCAATTCATCACCGATGAGATGATCGATAAAGCATTTGATCGTATAGAAGGTATTATATGATGAAGTCCAAATTTAAATATATTCCTAATATATATAAACGCGTCATGAAACGACAACAAATAATCCTTGTGGTGGTTTTTTTATGTATACTAAGTTCTGGAGTTGGTTTTTTTATGATGGGGGGATCGTCTGATTCTGAAAACACATCCCAGGCTGTGCCGGAGGCCGTGCCGGAGGCCGTGCCGGAGGCCGTGCCGGAGGCCCCAGAAACTTTCGAGTTCACCGTCCCTGAAGACTACCCTTCCCAGAATGAATGTTATATGGCCAGATATGTGGATTTACGCGCCGCATTTGGAAAAAATACAGAATCTGCGGGAAATCATTGGAACCGCCATGGTCAAGCAGAAAACCGTAATCATACATGTACCTTATCTGATGAAGACGCTCAGTGCTACATCGATCGTTACCCAGATGCTGGCACCGACTTAGACGAAGCGCGAAAACACTACTATGAAACTGGTATGAAAGAACACAGAGATTTTACATGTCCGCCAGGAGTTAAAGAACTCACATGCTACGTGAAACGTTATCCAGATTTACAGGCACACTTCGGTACCAATTATA